TTAGATGTTATTTGTTGAAGTTCTCTTTGTCTATCTTCCAACGTTTGATTCATTATCTTATCTAAGTCTGCTATTGGAAATTCTTCACTTCCATCGCTAAAATCTATTTCTTTTGGTTTTTTTAAATTTATACTCTCTTTAAAATTTTTTTGCTTTACAGCTAATATTTCTTCAAAATTATTTTCTCTTTTTAATTTATTTGTCCTTTTCTCCATATTTTTTGGTTGATTATTTGATAATCTACTTTGTTTTGATAATATATAATTATAACATTGTCCAATTATTTCTTTGTTTATTTGGTTCATATCATAATTCTCAAATTCAAACCTTTGTCCATGATAATACCCACATTTACTATCTAAAAAATTCTTTAAATCATCTCCGTTTACCTTAAAATTATTATCATCGCATATATCAATTATTAATTCCCATAACATTTCTTTATTTTCATTACTAACTATTGAAGTCATTTAAATAAAATAAAGAAATAAACTTTATATATTTTTAATGATTAAACCATAATTTTCGTAATTTAATCATATATTTATCGTTAATTTTATGTTTACCATTAAATTTTGAAAATGACCTCCCTTTTAACATTTCTATAATAAAATATAAACAATACATACCACATTCACTTTCACTAAATTGATGTCTCTTCTTGCTTTTCATTAATTTAAAATTTCTCTTACCTATAGAATTTGCTTGTTTTATTATTCCATCCGCAAATTTTTCTATCTGGTGTGGAATTTTCTCTCCATAACTATCAAAATAATACAATTTACCTTTATTCAAATCCATGAACATCGCTACCCAATGTTCACCATCTTCTGTATGTGGATCCGTATTGAATATTATTCCTACCTTTGTTTTACCTTCCTTTAAATTATCTTTTAAATTAAATTCACATAATTCCTCCCAAACACATTCTCCATATGCCTTATGTGTATCATAATCTATTGGAGAAGGTCCTAAAAATTCATATTCTTCATATGTTTTCTCGTATTGTTTCATAAAATCTAATATTTCTATACTTGTTAGCCATTCTTGTGGATTCTTTTTCCATTCTTCTGGTGCTTTTGGGGAAAAATCTTCCTTTAATGACTTTAATTGTATATTTTCATCTAAACATTTATGTCTCAGCCAACAACTTTCCTTTTTACACGTTTTACCCAATATAAAATGCAATGATTCCCATATTTTTTTAGGGTTATTACTTTTTATAACATTACTTGGATGTTTGATATTCCATATAGATTTTATTTTATGTAATGATTTCTTACTATAACACGTATAATCTAACATATCTTTTCTCTTTTTTGGACTACATCTTTCTTTATTTTTCTTTATCTTTTTTGTTTTCTTGTTTCGCTTTTTCGTTTCTCTCATTTTACGTGTGTTTTTCTTTTTTTTCCTAGATTTACTTTTTCGTTTTCCCATAGATATAAATTATTTAGATTTTTCTTTTTTCAAACCTTTTATTCTTAATTCATCTTTTTTAAGATTATACTTCCTTAATTTTGGTATTATACGTTTCTTTTTCGATTTTTCCGCCACCACATTTACAAAATCTTTTATTGTTTTTACATGTGGTTCTACACCTTTCATCATCTTCTTATTTTCTTCTAATATATCTAGTTCTGTTACTTTCACCTTTTTCTCTTCTTTTATATTTTTGTACTCTTTTTGTATCATTTCCTTTTTGTCTATAAATTTGTAATATTCTATTAATTTATCCGCATAATTTTCAAATGCTTTATCTATTGAAGGATCTAACTTTCCATTACGTAAATAATTTTTTGTTTCTTGTAATATTCGTTTTCTATAAAATTTTAAATCATCTTTATTTAAAACTTTTTCTAAATGGTCGATACGATGTTTCATTCTACCATTTGTTAAATATAATAAATCCATTTGAACATTTCTAGATAAATCCATATAGTAAGTTATATGAATTTATTTTACTTGTTTTTTACTTATTCTTCTTTTTCCATATTATTCATATCTTTATTTTCTTCTAAATCTACATTCTTTATTTCTTGACGCATAAAATTATTAAATACTTTATGTCCTAAATTACAACCATTTGGATTAAACGGTTTAAATTTTTCTTCTTTAAACAATAATCCATGGCTACCCATATTTACTGGTTTATGATTATCAATTAAATATTTATTACAAAACATATCACTCTTTGTTCCCGGTATATATTTTCCCTGAGCACAATGCTGCAAAGGAGCAAATGAATTATGTAATCTTGATTCTACATCTACATTTCTACTATAACCGTTGTATGGTGCCGATTGTCCAGGATTAAATACTGCTTTTTGATTATATACCGGAAAATGTGCCTTTGTTACTGTTGCTTTCTTGTGACAATCTATTATAGGCATAACTGTAGCATAAGTATCAACTGGACGGGCAAAATATGCTGCCCCCAATTGATGAGATGGCATATTTCTACTATACATACGGTCGCTTAATTCTTGTGTTCTTCCCTGCTGACAATAGTAAACATCTTTTAAATTGCTTCCCATTAATATACTATAAATATATTATTTTATTTCATAAATTAGCTTAAATATAAAACACTAATTAATATTTATATGTGTGGGATTTTTGCTTTACTAAATAATAATGATTCTGATATTGAAGCCATTAAAACTGAGTTCATGAAAGGAAAAAATAGAGGACCAGAAAATAGCCAATTTTTAAATTTATCGACTATTAATACCATTTTAGGATTTCATAGACTTCCTATTAATGGTGTCCAAGACGATAATTCTAATCAACCTTTCCACATTAATAATAAGTATCTTATATGCAATGGTGAAATTTATAATTATAAACAATTGTATCAAATTTTACACGATGTTGTACCCCATAGTAAATCCGACTGTGAAATTATTATTCATTTATATGAAAAATTTGGGATCGACCAAACTTTACAAGTTCTTGATGGTGTTTTCGCATTTATGTTAATTGATTTAAATATTAATAAAATTTTTGTAGCTAGAGATACTTATGGTGTAAGACCACTCTTCGCAGGAAAAGTTATGAATAATATTGATAATACTGTAGCATATTATTTCGCATCAGAACTTAAATCTATATATAATATCTCATCACTTCAATCTGGAAATATTCACCAGTTTGAACCGGGATGTTATTCTATTTTTTCATTAGATCATAAAAATATCGCACATTATGTTGATTCTCGTGAATTTTCTAGTCCCAATAGTTTTTCCAGTTTAAATATGGGTAATAACCAAGATAAAATTTTAAATAATATTTTTACACATATTGAAGAGGCTGTTAAAAAAAGGGTTGATAATACTGATAGAGAAGTTGCTTGTTTATTATCAGGTGGATTAGACAGTAGCATTGTTTGTGCGTTGGTTAAAAAATTTCATAATGGACCTTTACATACTTGGTCTATTGGATTTGAAGGTAGTGAAGACCTCAAATATGCCCAAATTGTTGCTGATCATATTGGCTCTATTCATCATAGTATTTGTGTTAATGAAAAGGAATTTTTAGATGCTATTCCTGAAGTTATTTACGCCATAGAAAGTTATGATACTACTACTGTGAGAGCAAGTGTTGGAAACTGGCTCATTTCTAAATATATTAAAGAAAATAGTGATGCTAAGGTTATTTTTAACGGTGACGGTGCTGACGAAGCAATGGGTGGATATATGTATTTTCATCTTGCCGGAAATTGTCTAGAATTTGACAAAGAATGTAGAAGATTATTATCTAATATTCATTATTTCGATGTTTTACGGTCTGATAGGTCAATTTCTTCTCATGGACTTGAAGCAAGAACTCCATTCTTAGATAGAAAATTCGTTCAATATTATTTGTCGATTGACCCCAAAATTAGATTTCACCCTGGAAATAATCAATGTGAAAAATATTTGATGCGAAAAGCAGTTGAACAATTTGGTAATGGTTTACTACCCGAATCTGTTTTATGGCGAACTAAAGAGGCATTCAGTGATGGTGTAAGTAAACAAACAAAATCATGGTATGAGATTATCCAAGAACACGTTAAAAATGATATATATAGTCATTATCAAGATGAAATTGATAATATTATTTCACAATACAATCCATATACATTTAATAGGCCTCAAACTTTGGAACAATTGTATTACCGTGATGTATTTCATAGATATTATACTAATCTTTCTCTTTCCAAAGTTATACCTTGTTTCTGGATGCCCAAATATTGCGATGCTACAGATGCTTCTGCAAGAACCTTAAAAATATATAAAGATAAAATGAATGATGAAACTTTATTAAAAAATGAAGTTGTTGAAATGTAAAAATATAATTAACTATTATTAAATTATATTTTTTTTTGTGTTTTGTTTTTTTTCTTCCTTAACTTTTTTTTACGTGATAATTTTGGTCTATTATTTTTAACAAATGTTTTTATTTTCGGTATTAATTTTTCATTTCCTATAGATAATATACTCTTATAACTTTTTTCTACATATCTAAAACCCAGAGGATCTGTTTTTGAAAATGATATTATAAACTTTTTAAAATGATTATTTCGCAAGTCTTCGCGTTTTTTTTCTAGATCTTTTTTACTATGTTTTTTTTTCAATACTATTTTTGAATTATTTTTTGGTAAAATATTGCTTAATTTTGACCTTACAAATGTATCACACATATTTTCAAATAATATATCGTATTTATATCCCTTGAGATGATCATATGTTATATTTTTATGTTTCATGAAAGGATGTGGTTGGTCATCTAAAAAATATATTTTATCATCATTATTAATAAATTTAGCACAATTTTTTAAGTCTTTATATGATTTATTATGTGATGAACGGCATTTTTCGTACAGTTTACCATTAACTTTCCAAGCAGTTATTACTTTATCAAATAATTTAAAATTTAATTTTTTCTCTATATAATTTTTAATATCATGTGTCCAAGATTTTGGACCATTATTATTTGTATATATTATAATTTTTAACCATTTATTACTTCTTTTCATTTTTTCTAAGTATTTGAATAAATCCATCATTTTTGGTCGAAATATTTTGGGATATAAATCTAATAATTTATAGAATTCATCTCGTTTTAGTTTACGTTTTATATATGACTCTATTCCTTCCATAAATATTGCGAATTGTGTAAAATAACCTATTGTCTGGTCTAAATCAAATACTACTATTATATTTTTTTTATGGGATCTCATACTTACATTATATGTATATTATTTTTCCAAATAATCCATTACACCTAAAATTACCCGTTCTTGATTACTTAATTTTTGAAATATTATACATTCATCAAATTTTATCTGGATTATTCTGTGGTTCAATAATTTTACTTTTAATTGTACGCAATTATTTATTATATCAATATCCAATAAAATTCCACCATTTGTTAATTTTATATTATCAGGATTTTTTAAAGATATCCATCTTATAAAATAACCATACTGAACATCAGACATATCGGAACAATATCTAAAATCAGACAATTTTTCATGATATTTCAATAATTTTTCGCGTCCTAATTGTAACTTTTGTAAAATATTATTTTTTATAGATTTTATTTTTGCGGTATTTAAATTCATTATTGAAGCGTTTGTTTCGTTTTCCAATGCATTTAATAAATTATCTATATCTAATTCACTCATATAATATATAAATTATAATAGATTTTAATATGTTTTTCAAGTACTTAAAAAAAGGTTCTAAAAATGGGGTTGCAAAAAAAATATAAAAAGTATCTCGATATTGCAATATGGACATTTCAAAAATGTCCAATTCTGAAAAATAACACTTTTTATTTTTAAACTTATGATAAAAATACAAATTAAACCATAATGTAGGAAATTATTACAAACTTTATAAATATTTTTGTTACCATAACTTTTTTTACCCAAAAACCATCATTGGACATTTTTTTGGACATTTCAAAAATGGATAACAAAAACGAGCAAATGGATAAATAGACCATAATTTGGTAACAAATTTTCAAGTATGTCGATTTTGTTGTTACGAGCGTGGTGTGAGGTTGCTCGTTTTTTGTTATCCATTCCTCACTTTTTGGATAAAAAAAACGAGCAAATGGATAACAAAAAACGAGCAAAATACTTTAGCAAATTTTGGATAAAAAAAACGAGTAATGGATAACAAAAACGAGCAAATGGATAAAAAAAACGAGTAATGGATAACAAAAAACGAGTAAAATGATATAGATATATAATATGTATATATATAAATGACTACAATATTCAAGTGTGAAAGTTGTAATTATAAAACAAAATCAGGATTTAATTATAATAGACATATTAATTCTTCCAAGCATAAAAAGAAGGTATGTCCTGAAATCGTGGAAAAACAAATATTTGTTTGTGAATGTGGAAAAAAATATAAATTTCAAAGTGGGTTAGCAAAACATAAACATAAATGTAAATTTGTATTGGGAGAAGAAAAAACTCAAATTACAGAAAAAGACGAAGAAATACAACAACTAAAAGCAGCAATAGAAGAAATTAAACTTCAACAAAAACAACACCAACAACAGGGAAAGCAAATAGGAGTTATATTAGAGACTATGAATTCTATGACTAAATCTCAAAATGAATTAACAGAAGCAACAAAAAAGATTGTAGAAAATAGTGGTTCGGGAAACAACTATACAGACTGTTATAACCAGAAAATGACTATTAATGTTTTCCTCAACGAAGAATGTAAAAATGCTATGAATTTGACTGATTTTGTGGATCAATTCCAAGTTTCTCTGGAAGATTTACATTACACACGAGATAATGGTTTCGCGCAAGGAATTACAAATATATTTACAAAACAGTTAAAAGATATGGATCCCACTACAAGGCCTATACATTGTAGTGACTCTAAGAGATTACAGTTCTATGTAAAAGATGAGAACGAATGGGTAAAAGATACAGATGGTGAAAAGTTAAATTCGACTATTAATAAGATAAAAATTAAACAGGCAAATTCATTAACAGAATGGGAAATAGATCATCCTAATTTTATAAAAGATGCTAAATTAACGGATGAGTGGTGTAGTATGATGGCTAAAATAGCACCAGAATCAAAAAATGATATACCAAAAATCAAACGTAGTTTTGCTAAGTATTATGAGATTAAGGAAGCGATGGATAAGATTAAGAGTTGAATACAACTACTTCCTTTGTTGTATCTGCTGGATTTTTGGAATTAATTGCCCGTCTAGCAGTAATAATTTCTTTATTATAATCAATAAATGTATTATTAACTAAATCAGTATTTGAGTTACTCATTATAAATTTTACTTTTTGTTCTGTAAATTTACCAATTGATGTAAATAATTTATTATGTGTTTCTAAATCAAATCCACATGCATTATATCCAACAAAACTATTATTGTCTTCAGGAACATATGGCGGGTCTAAATAAACAAAATCATAATTTTTAATTTTTTTTACAGAATCTTCAAATCCTAAATGATGAAATGCGACATTTTTAATCAACTTACTAATATTAATAATATTTTCTTCAACTATAATTTTTGGAATATTGAGGGTTTTTCTATCTTTTAATCCAAATGGTATATTGAAATCTCCATCTTTGTTTTCTCTAAACATTCCTCTAAATCCAACTTTATTGAGAAATATAAAATAAGCAGCGTTGAGTATTGAATTAAAGTCGGTAGTATTAAATTTATATACAATCCAATAATAAAAATGTTCTCTTGTTTCAGTATAATTATCAATATTTACCTTTGGAGCACCTTTTTGTTTATGTGTATTAATTTGTATTTTTTGATATTGGTGTATTAAATTTTTAACCAATAGTATTAACAGTTTGGGATTTGATTGGACTTGTTTGAAAGTATTTATAAGACGAATATTTAGGTCATATGCGTTAATTGTTTTATTAATTTTAATTTTATTATTTTCTTGTAATGTAAGAATTGCTAATAATACACTACCGCCTCCTAAAAATATATCATGATATGAATTAAATTCTTTTGGTATTTTATTAATAATATGGGTAAGCAATTTATGTTTTCCTCCAACCCATTTTAGAAAAGGTTTATGTATTTTCATTTTCATTATATGTAATAATTTTATATATTATCTAAATCAATTTTTAATAGAAAATATAATATTTACCAACTGGAAAAGCCACCGAACCCTTCATTTGCGGCAACGGGTTCATTAGAAATACCTGGACTATTTGCGTCAACTAATCCATTAAAGCCTCCACTATTATATATATTATTGGAAGTAGCATTATTATTTTGTGGAATGTCTTGTGATGGTGGATTTTGTGGTGGGAGCATTTGAGTGGGAGAACTCATTGCGTTATGAGATTTTAAGTAATCCGCACGGGAAGCGGCGTGTTGTGTAGGCATTCCTGCTCGTGAAATGGGTTGACTAACTTTAACTACAGATGGGTCTTTTTTCTTTTTATCATCACTAGATTTACCTTCCCAAAGTTCCTTAAGTCTTTCAATAAGAATTTTCATCTTTTCACCAACTTTTGTATGAGAATCATAAGCGATAACAATGAATACTAAAATGAAGCTAAAGAAGTTCATATTTCCGTATGATCTACCACTGTAAGTAGGTATATATGTAACAAGTCTATGAATTAAGAAAATACCTGAAAGAACAAGAACAAATTGTCCAACAATTTCACCTAAAAGTTCTAAATGACCTTTACTTTCATCGGGTTCAGGTATAAGGGTATCTACTAAATGATTGTATAAAGCCATAGGAACTAAAGATAATAATAAATATTGTCCTATGTTTAATAAATCGTGTTTAGTCTCGGTATCGAAATTAAAAACATGATTTATAAATCCTGGTTTAGTATTTTTGGTTGAATTATCAACGTCTTCCATATGATTTATAAAAAGAAATTAAAAATAAATGAAGAATAATAATTAAATGTATGGAGAATTGGGTTATTTGAATTTAGTACGGCAAATAATAAAAAGCGGTATAAAGGAAGTAGGTAGAAATGGAACAACGTATACAAATGTAGGTGCTATGTTGAAATTTTCATTGAAAGATAATAAGATACCTTTATTGACTACAAAAAAGTTGGCGTGGCGAGTATGCCTAAAGGAACTATTATGGTTTATGAATGGAGATACAAATAATAAATTGTTAAAAGACCAAAATGTAAAAATTTGGAATGGTAATGGAACAAGGGAATTTTTAGATTCTCGTGGATTACAAAATTTAAGAGAAGATGATTTGGGTCCAGTATATGGACACCAGTGGAGATATTGGAACGCTCCGTATAATAAAGAGAAGGGATGTTTGGATAACTATAATGGTAAAGGAATAGATCAGTTACAAAACATCATTGATGAAATAACAAAATCTAAAGAAACAGGGGAATCGTCTCGTCGCATGATAATGAGTGCATGGAATCCTGAGCAATTGGATGAAATGGCTTTGCCTCCTTGTCATGTATTATCTCAATATCATTTGGTAGATAATAAATTAAGTTGTAGTTTATATCAGAGAAGTGGTGACGTGGGATTAGGGGTGCCTTTTAATATTGCGTCTTATAGTTTTTTAACACATTTATTGGCAAGACATTGTGATGTAGAGGCTGGTGAATTTGTTCATTTTATAGGAAATGCTCATATTTATGATGATCATATTGAACCATTGAAAATCCAATTAAAAAATGATCCTTATGAATTTCCGGATTTAGTAATAAATGAAAAACGTGATAATATAGATAATTACAAACTAGAAGATTTCGAAATAAATAATTATAATTTTCATAATGTTATAAGAATGAATATGCGTGTATAATTATTTAAAAAAAAGGAAATAAACTATATAAATGAGTAGATTTGATAGAAGATTAAAAGGGGCTACTAATAAAAAATCAGGGTCTGGGGCGGCGTGTGTTCCACAGCCTATACCAAGAAGAGGGCCATTATTGTCTGGAATGATGTTTGGTGGTTCAACGCAACAAATGACTCCTTTCATACAAAGAAATACGGTAAATTCAACAATAGACCAAAGTTTGGATAGTATAGTAAATGAAGTGAATAACACAGAAACTTCAAGTAAAATAAAAATAAGCGACACTAATATAGACATGATACATAGAAGATTGAGAAGATTAGAATCAAATAACGGAAATACTTCAAAAACAAATAAAGTATATGAAAGTTTAGACAAAAGATTGGGTAATTTGGAGAAAATGTATTCAGAAAATATGGAAAACATGGAAAAATATGTTAGAAATCAAGAAGATAGAATTAATTTATTAACGGCAGATTATAGGAAAACACTTGAAACGTTGAATAAAATAATAAAGGATATGAATACAAAAATAGTGGAGTTGGATACAACAACATTTAAAAAACCAGAACCGGATGAATTTGACGAAGAAGTAACTCCAGAAAAGGTAGAACTAGAAAAGGTAGAACTGGAAAAAACAACTCCTCAAAAAGCAACAATAGTGTCTGTAAAGAAATCTAATTCAGGAGAGAAGACAGGAGATGTAAAATTACCAAAAGCAACAATAGTAAGTGTAAAAAACAAGACATCTCAAGAAAAGAATGATGAAAAGGTTATACAGGAAGTAACTGAAGAAATGTTATCTAAAGTAAGTGATGTAACAAGCAAGGTTAAGAAAAATATATCATTTACAGTAACTGAAAAAGAAGAAGTAAGTACTTAAAATTGAAAATAATATAAACAAATGATTTTATATTATTAAACAATAATGAAACTCACACTTGAAAATCGCAAGAAAGTCAGTCAATTTAGCAATATTTTGAAACATTTAAAACATTTTAGCCAAGATATTGAAATAGTTATTAATAACGATGGTTTATATGCTCAAGGAATGGATAGCGGACATGTAGCATTATTTGAGTTGGTATTAAAAAGTGATTGGTTTACAAGTTACGATGTAGACGAGAATGTAAGTTTGGGTATTAATTGCGAATTGATAGCAAAGGTATTGAATTGTTTGAATAATAATCAGACAATTACTATGGAATATGATACAAAAAAGGATAATTTAACTATTAGTTTAATTCCACGAGATGGGGAGAAATGTATGAAGAAGGAGTTTAAAATGCCTTTGATGGATTTAAATAGTGAAATTATGGAGATTCCAGATGCTGAGTATACAGCAGATTTGGAGATAGAAAGTCAAGAATTTTATCATTTAATTGATGAGATGAGTATATTTGGAGATACTCTAAGTGTAAATTTTAGCTATGATGAAGTAAAATTTACAGGAAAGGGAAATTTGGGTGAAATGACAGCTGTTATAAAGGAAGATGATATTATTATGTATGCTGTAGAGGAGGACGCCAATATGAATATAGAGTATGCTATGAGTTATTTAAAAACATTTACTTGTTTTAGTAGAGTAAATTCTGTAGTAAAAATTCATATGAGCGATAATATTCCTATGAAAATTCAATATGATATGGAAGATGTGGGTGAAGATGAAGATGCGGAGGTTGAAAATTATCTTAGATTTTATTTAGCACCAAAGCAGGAAGATTTTTAACTTCTCTCTTACCTTGATAGGCAATTTTCATATTAGAAAATATTAATAATTTTTTAACAAATAAAACAAAATTAGGTTTTGAAATTTTTAATATAGATTTTGCTACTTGATCAAAAGTGAGAATAACGGGTTTTTCTTCAAAATTATAAATTTGGTTGATATATTGTTCTCCAAAGAATCCAGATAAATAACTATTATTTAAACAGGTTTCATAATGTTCTACCATATAAGCCTGCTTAACATAACTTAAATATTCGGTTTTAAATTTACCATTAGCCAATTTTTTCAATATTTTTAATGTACCATTAACAACGTTTTCGATGTCTTTGTTTTTACAAGATATTTCAAGGGTAATATATGTTCCATATGGTGTTGTATAGTTATCTAATCCAACATTATAAATAAGTTGTTTTTTTTCACGCAATTCTTCCATTATGAGGGATGTAATACCGCTACCGATAAATTCCTTAAAGAAATCAATATAGAAAATTTCCATATCTTTTTGGTATAATTGGCTATGAAATGAAAACATAATAGTGGTATTTTCGATAGAATTATTTTTTAAGAATTTAATTTGATTACCTACAGTAAAAATATCATTATATTTTGGTATAATTCTGATGGGTGGAACTTTAGATAATTTTTTTTTAATAATATTGAGAACTTTTTTTTTAGAGAAATTTCCTGAAATAACAAAAATAATATTACCTGCGCCATAAAATTTATGAAACCATTTTTTAAGATGTCTTACTGTAATATGTTTTAAATTTTTTATTTGTAATTTAGTATCATCTTGAACAATTAATCCTTCGGGTCTAAATAAAATACCATTCATTAAATTATATAATGGATTAGATGGATATGTTTGATGCATGAGAAGTTCATTATGAACAGCTTTTTTTTCTTTCTTTGTTCTAGATGTGGAAATAATAGGAAAGGTACATATACTTGTAATATAATCAACCATTTCAATTGAATAATCCGCTAAACCGTGCATATAATATTGAGTATTTGTTTGTCCTGTAGAAGCATTAGTTAAAACTCCTTTTTTCTTCCAATAATTAGTGCATCCCTTGGTTCCGCATTTTTTCCAACTTTCAGTAATAATATGTTCTAATAGATGGGTTATACCGGCATTTTCGTTTGTCTCGTGAATAAATCCGTTACTTATATATGCTTCTACCATAGTAGTTTTCGATTGAGGATTTCTATTTAGAACAATTTGAAAGTCGTTAATTATTATAATTTCGTGTTGTGGAGCCATTATATATTTATTACGGAAAAAATATAAATATCCTTTCTTAATTACTTATAACAATGTTTGTAAAATATTTTATATTTGTTTTTATTTTTAGTGTAGTATTATTTTTATATTTACATATAACTTATCATTTAAAATGTGGCAATGACCTGGAGGTATATACCATAGAACAACCTTCAAAGGAAAAATTGGAAGAGATATGTGACTTGAGACAACCTGTAATATTTAAATTTAACAATCAAGATATTATTAATAATATAAATCTAAGTGTTTTAGACGATAATTATAGTGCTTTTGATATTAATTTACGAGATTTAAGTAATAAAGATGATAGTAGCGAATTATATTTACCATTTTTATTAAGCGAAGGATTGAATATATTTAGAAACGATAAAAATAGTAAATTTATAACAGAAAATAATAAAGAGTTTTTGAATGAAACAGCTGTAGTTAAAACATATAAATACAATGATGGGTTTTTAAGACCAGCACTTGTATCTAAATGTAGTTATGATTTTATGAGTGGTAGTGTAGGAAGTAAAACACCATTGCGATACGATTTAAATTATAGAAATTACTACTATGTAACATCGGGTCAGGTAAAAATAAAATTAATACCACCACATAGCAAAAAGTATTTATATGTAAACAAAGATTATGATAATTTTGAATTTTCATCTCCATTAAATATTTGGAATATTCAACAACAATATAAGGCAGATTTCAGTAAGGTAAAAGTATTGGATGTTACCTTAAACAAGGGGGATATTATTTATATACCTGCTTATTGGTTTTATACAATTAGTTTTGAAAAGATGTCTAGTATATGTACTTTTAAATATAGAACATTTATGAATTCACTTGCTATTACTCCTGAATTGATTTTAAGTTTATTACAGGGTCAAAATATTAAAAGAGACATAGCTGTAAAAATGGATAAAGAAGAACCATCTATTAATGAAGTTAATGAAGTTAATGAAGTTAATGAAGTTAATGAAGATAGTAAATAGTTAAAAATGAAACATAATATTGTAGTATTATAACATTATTATGTTTATAAATGTCCCAGATGAAATATTATTATATATAATTACTTTTGGAAATTTTAAAAGTAGAGAGTTTATAAAGTTGCGAAATATTAATAAACTACTGAAGGGGTTAATGGATAGAAGTATAACACTAGAGAAATATCCATATTTGCGAAAAGAATCTCTAACTAGTTTTACGGTAAGTTACCATCAATATATTAATACTTTAAATCTATTAAGGGAGGAGTCGGAGAGAGAATATGAAATAAGTTATTCAAATATGTTAATAGAAAATGGGTGGATGTAAAATTGAAGTAAAAATATATTAGAAGAATAAAACTATAAGTAATTAAAGATGGTTAAAACTTTCAAGATACGTATATCAGACCGTAAGGTTACGGAATATAGTGTTGTTGATGCGTATTCTTTAAAAACAGTTGCGATGCCGAAGGGTTTAAATCCAATTCAATCAAAATTGATGAATCAGGATATTTTTACGTGTGAAGACGAAATGGTAAGTCTTTTACATTCATCGGCTCGTTCTATGGAAGGAATACCTGGAGTATTAGTTCTTGAGGGAAATAAAACATTTGGAAAAATAAAAAAAAAATATTTTTACAAATGTATTCCTGATGATAAAAGAATGCCTATATTTCTAGTAGCATATAGTGTAAGATTGGGTTTTAATAAAAATATAAAAAATAAGTATGTTGTATTTAAATACAAGGAATGGACGGGAAAGCATCCAGTTGCTACGTTGGTTAATAATCTAGGAGATGTTAGTGAATTGGACAATTTTTATGAATATCAATTATATTGTAAAAGTCTATATGCTTCTATACAAAATATAACAAAAAAAGCGATGAAGGCTTTGAAATTGAAAACTGAAACAGAGTATATTGAAGATATTATAGATAATAATAAATTAGAGGATTATAGAAACAGAAATATCATTAGTATAGATCCTTCAACAAGTCGTGATTTCGACGATGCTTTTGATATTGAAGTATTAGGTGATAATGTTTATAGAATAGGTATTTACATTTCTAATGTATCCTTCTGGATGGATGCTCTTGATTTGTGGGATTCTTTTTCAAGTAGAATATCTACTATTTATTTACCAGATAGAAAGCGTCCTATGTTACCAACAGTATTATCTGACGCGTTATGTAGTTTGACTGAAAACGATATACGTTTTGCGTTATGTTTGAATTTGGTTGTAGAAGATGCTGAAATAAAAAATTATGAATTTAAAAATTGTGTTATAAAGGTAAAAAAGAATTACAGGTATGATACAAAAGAACAAGAAGAATGTGTTGATTATACTATTATGAAAGATTTGATATGGTCTATGAATAAAAAGAAAAAATATGTTGATAGCATTGATAGTAGCCACGATGTAATAGCATATTTGATGATTACATATAATTATATATCGGCTGTAAATTTGAATAAATTGGATGTTGGTATTTTTAGAAGTGCTAAATTGAGTGAAAGTTTTAAACCACCGGAACATATTTCGCAAGAGATGAAGAAATTTTTGAAACATTGGAATAGCATGGGTGGTAAGTATTGTAAGACTATGGGAAGTCATGATATGTTGGAACTTGAGGCATATGTTCATATAACAAGTCCTATTAGGAGGCTGGTAGATTTGTTGAATATTATGATTTTACAAGAAAAATTAGATTTGCATAAAATGAGCGAAAAGGGTCAAAAATTCTATGACTATTGGACAAGCAATCAGTCTATTGATTATATTAATACAACAATGAGAAGTGTGAGGAAGGTACAAAATGATTGTGCTATGTTGAAGATATGTAGTGATGATAAGAGCATTCTCAACAAGACATATGATGGTTTTATATTTGATAAAATCATTAGAAATGATATGTTGTATCAATATATGGTATATTTAAATGATTTGAAGATGGTAAATAGATTTACAAGTCGTCATAATATAGAAAATCAATCGATTAATAAATTTAAATTGTATATATTTACGGATGAATCCACTTTAAAGCAAAAAATACGAGTGGAATTGCTAGACTAAAAAGTATAGTATATTTAAGAACCTTCGGATTCATATTTTCGAAATCACTTTCTTCTATTCTGTAAGAGATACTCATTATAAAAAATTATAAAATTTTTTATTTAAGTATTTTTATTATTTACTACCATGTTTTTTATTACGACACGTAATTTTACAAATAGATTTACTAACGCTTCCGCAATGTTTTCCCTTGGTTTTCGCATATTCCATTTGTCCTTTTACATAATAATGGTCGCCCTCATTTTTGCGTTTTTCAGCCTTTTTCTCCATTTCAGCTTGTTTTATACGCATACCACGGGAGGTATTCTTTCCATATTTTTTAAATGTTTCTTTCTTCTTGTTTTTGCCCTTGGCACGTTGTCCGTTTTGTCGATTACTTGACTTTCCCATATTAATAGTTTATAGTATATTCCTAAAATATTAATTGTTTATTCAATTTTCTCATCACCCTTACATCCAGCATCTTGTAAATGTTGTTGGACTTCTTTAACCAAGTTACTTGTAGAGGAAACATAAAAATCAGGCAAGATAGCGTGTACTACAGCTTTCAACGAACCTATCGCAAAAATGTAGGCCATTTGGAGGGAGAATTTAGCGTGAGTCTGATAATCCATGCAGACTGTCTTGGGATGTTTGAAACAACGGTCCATTACTATATATTTGAATTACTTTTTTTAACGATAAAAATAAGGACAAGCAATCCCACGAAGCATTATGAACATCTACTTCACTTCTAGGAATTATATCAAAAGCTTTATAAAGTGTTCCACTGCTATATTGTTTTGTATTCACTAAGTTCGAAAAGAAGGGTTGTATATCAAAAAATCTTTTTTCCCACTTGTAAAATCTTGCCTTTCTATTAATGCTATTTAATTTTAAATTTTCTTTAATAACAGGATAGTCATTTCCCATCGAATACATATTATATTTCTCTCCATCTTTATTTTTACAAAACATATAGAAAAGTTTCATGGCTAATTTAAAAGGTTTTCCTTCCTTATATAACGTTTCCTGATTTATTCCAGTTAAATTAGTGAAATATTCACTCAGCATTGGGTTAATATTTGGTAGAATATATAAGTTAAGTTTTTTAGTAATAGCTATAGTATTACCTTTTTTTTTTACGCGAATAGCAGAGATTTGCACTAATTCACGAAATTCATTTTCTCCACTCCATTCTCTTTCTTGAGAACCTTCCCAGGCAGTAAATTCAGTATCAAAAATAATGAAAGTATCAGGTAATTTATCAAAAAACTTATTGTTATTCATTTAAATATTACTCATATTATAATATATAATGCAAGTAAGTGATTGTGAACGTGTAGGAGGCAAGGGATTGTTTTCTTTAAAATTTGCGCCAAAAGGCGATATTGTCTTTGTTTTAACAGGGCAAATAAAGGATACACCGTGTAAATATTCAATTGAGATTGGTGAAAACCAACATATTTTAGATGATGAAGGAGTATTTATGAATCATTCATTTGATCCAAGTTGTAAGATAGATGGTAAGAATGTGGTAGCAGTAAAAAATATTTTAATAGGAGACGAGTTATGCTTTAATTATAATGAAAGCGAAACACATATGGCTTGTCCGTTTGAAGTAAATGGGGTAGAAGTTAAAGGGAAGCAATAATTTAAGAAACCGTCCTGGATCTGATGAGTACTATTTAAAAGAAGGCGTAGAAGCTATTAATATCGTAATAAAAAAATTTATTAAATAGTCAATCACTTATAAATACAAACTCTGATTAGTTGCGATGCTTTTCAATACTAGATCCTTTATAGTAGCCAATTTATGTTGAAGTCCAACATTTTCTTGAATAATCGCACATTTTTCAATTTCATTACAAACATTCACAATCTTCAATATTGCTTTTACAAAATCTCCCACATAAATATCGTATTGCTTAGCTTCTTCGTAAATTTTCTTACAAGCTAACTCATCTTCAGCCTTACACCATTTATATGTAAAATCACACATATCATAGTGAATCTTATAATTATCTGTAAAGTTGGTTTGATTTTCTGTTTCAACATCATAATATTTATCCAAGAAGTTCTTGATTTTATTAACTCCATTTTTAATAACATCATTTGCTCTAGTATGTTTTACACTAACATAAGCCATATCCTGTTTAAGCCTAATAGGGGTAAACACAGACAATACACTAACAATCTCCTCTGGTAACATAGTATCTAATACCCTACTATCTACCAGGTCTGCTACAGCCAAAGGATGTATCTCGTGGATGTTTGAAGACATTAATCCCTTTTGAGTTAAAACAAATGTGTCATCTACTTTTTCTATAAAATTATATTTTTCCAAAATCTTTAAATGGAGAGAAATTTCATCATCAACATAATTCCTGGAATTTCTTAATGACTTTTTATTTGTCTCCAAAAACCCAATAAAATCTTTATATTCCAAGTATTTTTTGTAGTCTTCATCAAATGATTTATACTCCGCCTCAACACTTGATATTTTTCTTAAAAGTGCTTTTTGTTTTTTACCACGCATCATCTTAATCATTAATTTGTCGTCATATACTTCACTAAGTACATTTTTCGGTGTTCGTAAATATTTAAATCCTTCTTCCTTTTTAGTTAATTGAGCGTCAAGATCTTTTTGCTGTTCCAAAAGTCTCTCAATCTGTCCATTGATTTCATTATACATCATGCTCTTATTGATGAACTCTTGGATATTGGACGTTCCGCTAGAAAGAATAGCAAGTATTAACTTAAAATCAATAGTAAATCGAGACTTAAGTGTATTTGGCGCACCACATAATATCTTTCTATAAGTAGATGCGTCGGGATTATTATTATTAATATCATAAAGATTGTTTAAGTGAATAATGACTCCTTTATCGTCTTTTCCACGTCTGCCTGCCCTACCAGAGGCTTGTCCGTATTCATGAGAGTGTAGAAATCTAAACCCACGTCCATCGTGTTTGGTTAGACTGGTGAATATAACAGATTTGATTCCCATATTGATACCTACAGCAAATGTTTCAGTAGCAATTAGAAGACGAATGTAATTCTCTCGGTATAAAATCTCAATCATTTCTCGGAATATAGGAGTAACGGATGCGTGATGGACCGCGATACCCTTTTCTAATAGTCTAATAATATTGTGAAATTCCGGAAGAGATGTATATTCCTTCCAATTTGATAGTTTATCAATTAAGATTTGGGTAGCACGTTTTTTAGCGGTGGAACTGTAAGTTTCTCCTTCTTTAAATAAGCTTTTTTCTACCATTTTTGCGTAATCATAACAGCCTTTTTTGGAAAAGACGAACATCAAAGTGGGGAGCAACCCTTGGTCATCAAGATGATTGATAACCTTATTAATAACAAACTTTTTATTAACTCTAATCTTATTATCGTGAAAATATTTCAAAACTTTTTTTACCTTATGATAACTAGCTTCTTGAAAGGGTTGTTTTTTAGTTTGAAGTAAAATATTTTTATTGATGAACGGTTCAATCATATTCATTGTTTTATTATTCATGTTTTTAATATTAGAATCAGGAAGAGTAACAAAACTGTAGTGAAACAGAGGAACATTCCTATGAGTGGTTTCACAAAGGTAAATTCCATTGCGTCCTACCTTATCCTCGTTCCACTTACAAATTTTGCCTGGATTATCGATTGTAGCTGAAAGACCTAACCAAGGAATATCTTTGGGTGTAAGCATAATGGATTGTTCCCACACCGACCCCCTGTCTTTATCGTTGATATAATGAACTTCATCAAATACAACACATCCAAGTTCATTTTGAATATCAATATTAAAGTCAAGTTGTATTTTGCTTGCTTCGTCTGGATTTTCTTGTAAGAAATTCATTTTTTTGAGTGTATTAAGATAAATTTCTGTAGTCATAACCAATACATCTGCTTCAGGGTTTTGTTTAATATCTCCTGTTAAGATACCGAATGAAATATTGGGAAATTTTTTGGAAAGTTCATCCATTTTATCATTTGATAGTGCTTTAATTGGTGTAGTATAAATAATTTTCTTACCTTTGTTTGTAAAATATTTGATAGCAAACTCACTAGGAAGTGTTTTACCAGAACCGGTAGGGGCACAAACTAAAGCGTCGTAATTATTATATAGGGCGTAAATTGCCCATTTTTGAAAATCAGAAAGGTTAAAAGGCCAATCTTTAAAATAAGATGAAACATCTTGGTGTACGGAGTCGTCAAATACTTGGTTACAGATCTTCATGGTTAATATAAAAGTATTATGTAATAATTTGTTTAATTCAATTTTAAAAATAGAAAATTGAAATAAAATTTAAGAAATACCAATCAGTATACTACAAAAGAAAAAGACAAGACTATATTACAATCATGATATCTAGAACATTCAGCTTACTGTTACTTATTAGTTTTGGAATAAATATTATAGAAACAAGTGCTGGAAATGGATTTTATAAAGGATATGTTATACAAAGTGTTATTAACCGGGGGAAAAAACGGAATAGGTCATTTCCCATAGTGGAAAAAATATGCCAGACAAAAATATTAAATATATCAAGTGATAAAACGATTATAACGGAAAAATGCGTTGAACCAAAGTTGTATCTTACAGATGGTCAAAAAATGATTAACACATTACTTATATTAACAATATTAACTCTATTTATTATTGCGTGTGTTAATATGAATCATAGAGATAGAGAAGAGTTAGCTGATATGTGGCTAGGTATGGCGGCTGCTAATTTAGTAGATAGTATATTTGACGATGATTAAGCATTATAATTTGGATTTGGATACAATTTACAAATACTACAAATTCTTTTACAGTGACAATCAAAAGAAGCATCCCAATCGCGAACCCAATTGTGATTACAAGTTGAGAAAATTTTTTTATTAGTAGTAGTAATATCTTTTTTTAAAGAAATAATATAAGCTTCCATTTCGTATATTTTTTTATAAATATTATTTTTTTTTTCGATAAGGTCTTTTACGTCTTGAGATGGTTCTTCAAAATCTTGAGATGTTTCCATTTTATAGTTATAATTGTTAAATATATGAATATTCAATATCAATTTTATATGTAAGTAAATAATATATGAAAGAAACAAATATTATTTACTTTCTACGATGTAGAGAGTTAAATATTCCATTTAGACGTAAAATAGTTGTTTTATCTAGGCCAAATTTTAATGAAGATTATTGGTGGTATTAGAGACTTGAACCGATACGGATGGTTTTTGTAAGGCTATGATTTATTTCTTTTATAACTTTAAGATTTTTCCTTTCAAAATGGTAACCGTATGTATTTGATATACATAGACAGCCTTTTATATTTTTTTGTATGGAAGTATGTCCGTGTCCAAAAACCCAGGCGTGTGAATATTCAAATAATTCATCATAATGTGACGCGTATAAAAAGTTATTTTCACAATTTCTATATTTTTTGGGTATGAGTTTATATGAAGGTAAATAATGTGTAACAACGATGATGTATTTATTTTTATTGTGTTCTTTTAAGAAATTTTTCAGCCAATTATAATCGGTATCGTTTTCTTGTTGGAATATTTTTAAAGAAGGTAATTTTTTTTTAGAATAAGATATAAAATCAGGATTATTAGTTAGTTTAATTAACGGGTCTTTAGGTTTAAGTCTATGAGACGTCCATAAAGTGGTCCCCAATATTATAAAATCACTTGATTCAAAGTAATCATTTTGAAGAACGTATATATTTTTTAAATGTTTGAGGGTATCCTTAATAAGAAAGGGTATGCTTTTGAATGAATTTTTTGGTAGTTTATCGGTATCAAAATATTCATGGTTTCCTAATATATAAAATATTTTTTCGAACAATGGAGAAACATTTTCAAAAAACGGCAAGAAATTAGGATGTTCAAAGAAACAAATATCACCAGCAAGTATTAGATATGGGGCGGAGGGAATTAAAAAGTTTTTGATATCTGGTAACGTATTATAACATTCTAAATGAATATCAGATAATATTTGAAAACGCATTATTTATTATAGCCAAATATTATTTAAATAGTTACAAGAATTCTTCAATAGGAATATCTGGATTTAAATATTTGTATTTAATTTTTTTAACGTGTCTAAGTTCATTAAATTTTAATTTAAGGTGTAGATTATTAGATACTTCGGTAAGTATATTACTAATATCTTTAGTAGGAGACCAATTACCAATACACATAATAGATGAACAACATAAACATTTAGATTTTATATATTTTAATTTCCACATGTCACTTATTTGAAGTAATCGCATATATGCGTGACCATTCACAGTTATTTGAGGGGGTTTCCAAGGATATTCTTGCGGGTATTTTAAATTAATATTAATTAGAAAATCTTGTGGAGTAAATTTAATAAAACAAAGAGTATCATTACTGTGATCAACAAGATAACATTGTAGTTTTTGTGCTAACATTTTACCTTCATATTTTTCGAGTTCTTTTGTGATTCGTCTAATTTTACTTGAAGACATTGTAATGGTATTTATATGTTAATATTACAAAAAATATTTAAGTAATATTAATAATTGTTATAACTTGCTATAAATTTAAACAAAATGTTTATTCATATATTTTTGAATATTGAAATAGGTAACTTCTTCAGCACCATCAACATTTAAAAGACCTTTTAATTTTTTATCAGGTTTAATAATTTTTCCATTGGGTAGTTTATTGTCCTTAATATATTGAATAATATATTTAGTTACTTCAGTTCGAGCCATTTTAGTGCCTTCAGGTTTATCCATAAAATTACATAGATCTTTTGAAATTTGTGTTGGAATCGCAAATCCAGAAGCCTTACGGTTCCCTTTTTTTTTATTTTTGTTAGCCTGTTTTTCAAGAATTCTCATCTTTTTCTTTACCTTCTTTTCAAGAGACTTTACTTGGCTTGAAATCATAGTGATTTGCGATTTAAATGCGGAGAGTGAATTTAATAATACAAGAAACTCGGCTTTAACATCATCGGTAGACAAATCATTAGAAGATTGAGGGGTATCATTGGACTGTTCCATAGACATTATATTCTACATAAATGAAGAAGTTTTTAAATCAATTTTAATATAAATTAATATAATTAGAAAATTGATAAATTATATATTTAGTAATTTTAATAGAAACATAAATAAGAATACATATGACTAGCGTGATTCGTGTTCCAAGAATTCCAAAATGTCTTAATGAAAAATTATTAATAGAACAATTGCAGTGTAAAAATCATCCTATATTAACAAGTTATATAGTTTATGATAAATTAGTAGAAGGTGATTATATATTATGTGTGAACCCAGCTACAAGTGAGTTTGTTATATACGATATAAAATTAGAAATGTATGATAATTATAAAAGTTTAAGAAGGAAGTTAGACGAACTTTATACCGAAAAAAAGTATTTGATTTATTTGATTAAATAAAATTTTATATTAAAAATATTATTTACTTATTAAATTTTTTATACTCGGTCGCTAGAATTGTCTTTACCCCGGGTGCTTCGTCGTGTAAGAACCCATTCCTCATTACCAGTTCCCCGGGGACCAGAACCACGATGGCTTACATTACGACCCTGGTTTCCACCTCGACTTCCGCCACCACGACCTTGACTTTGATTACCAGAACGACGTCCACCTCTCATTCTACGGTCATCTTGTCCTTCAGATTCACCATCTTCTCCCTCACGGGATACTCGAGCTGCGTTGCGGGTCTCACACATCAACCAACCGCTACAAACTCCCCGGACCTCTCCTGCCTGATATGGATGGTCGTCATTATCGCTATTACGAAGATTAAACGAAACATATTCTCCCTGAACTAGATATTTATATTGCTCTGAAGCAACTACAATACCCGAGTGATGAACAAATACATCTTCATCTTTTTTCTCACCACTGAGAACTGTAACGAAACCAAAACCGGCCTTGTTATTAAACCATTTAACACGTCCAGTTAAACGAACATCTGTGCTTGTATCCACCGTGCTGGTGGGTGTATCAGTAATATCGGATTTACTCATGATTATAATACATATTATGGTTTCCTTTTTAAGTTGTTTGACTAATTATATAATAAGTTTTTTAATGTTCTAATATATAATTAAACTATATAAAACCATAATATGGTAATATATCATTATGAAATTATTATCTATTTTTTCTAAAGGATGTATAAATTATTTTTTAATTATATTAGGACTGGCTATATCACATTGGATTATTTTTAACACCTATAATTATTTTTGCAATGAGTTTTCTTTATTTGGAGTGGTAAAACATTTCTTTATGATGGGGTCTCCTGTGTGTCAGTTTTTTAACACAATTCAATATGAGATTTCGCGACAGTATGTAAATATTTGGTTAGCAGCAGGAGCAGCAGTAATAGCATGGACTGTAGCCAAGATTAAATCTTAACGTTTTCTTTTAGATTTTCGTCTTTTTCTACGTGTTTTCTTTCTTCTTTGTCTCCTCTTTTTTCGTTTCGTTTTTTTATTTTTGAGTTTTCTCTTTCTTCGTTTTTTTATTCGTTTACCACCACTAAGCAGAGCTTTTCCATAAACTTGAAGTTGTTCATTTGTTCTTTGTTTTCGTTGTGGATTTAAATTCCAATCTCCCAATTTACCTGTCATTAACTGGTCGAATAATATCCCCCTTTGAACATCGTGTCCAATAATAGGTCGTTGACTTCTTTTATCCCATAATGTTATTTCATAATCATATGGTAATAATTTATATGCCATAATAGATGGAAGAGATAACCATATTTGACCTGCGTTACTTCCTCTCTTTATTTGTTGCCCACTATACCATCTATCATATACATATTGGAAATGTGTGCGAACTTTATTTGTTGGGTCAGAATCAGCTGTGGTTGCTAAAGTTAAAAACATGATTGGATCAAAAAGTGTTTCACAGTTTTGTACTTGTTTAAAATAATTGCCCAATATTATATAAAATTCAGTCCTATCATCCTTATCCATTATAGTTATTCCTTTATGTTCTCTCCATTGCGGAATGAAAATTTTAGCCCCGTGTTGTTGATAACCCGGACTGGTTCCTATTTTTTGTCTTAAATCGAAAAAAATATTTCTCCCAATCCCTTGACAAAAAGTTCTTATGGCCAAATTCATTGGTGTATGAGAAGCATGCCTTGCGAAATGTCTCCCTCTTATTTTTCCAGTAAGAGGATGTGGAGCACAAGAGGAAATAACGCTTATACCGGGACGCCCTCTTCTTGCTTTATAATTCATCAATATCATCTCTTCTGTTGTTGAATAGCTTTTACTAGTATCATCTTTTGCGCTTGCACATCCCAAAAGACTAGTATATTCAGCCAAATTACTTGTTCTTATACCTTCAAGTGTGCCAGAATTTTTTTGACTTTGATTTTGTGGTAGGTGTTCTCCATTATTAAAAAATGGACATATAAAAGAAGGCGACTGAAAAGGCGTACCATTATATTTATATAAAACTGGATCTGGATCATCACCAGAAGTTTTTTCACTAGGATGTTTTCTATAAGGTGTTCTTGCATATAAACTTCTTCTTTCATCGTCTAACCGATATATATTTTTTATTAAATGAGGATTAGCGCCTTGAGTTAAATCATGTACCGATTTTTTAACAAGTAACATTTCAGGTTGTCTAAATGCTCTAAAAGGATTACATATATAAGCATTATTCAAAACTGCTTCTCGTTGAGTTTGAACTGGGTTATTATCAGGTGTTAAAAAAATTTCGGGTCTCCAAGCTCCTTCTGGAGCATCATCTCTAGTTGTTGTTACTTCTGCGTTATCATACTCGTCAATAGTCATTGCTCCGTTTACTTTATCGTTAATTATATAGTTACCATTAATATCAGTCATAATATTATCCGGGTCGGTTTGAGGTGTTACTTGTACTAAATTTGTAGTGTTATGACCGCGATATATCTTATTGTGTGCATTTCCATCTAATTCAGGTAATTGAATACCAATTGGAGCTTCCCATAAACCATCAACTAAAGCATCTGTTGGATTACCTAATTTATAATTATTGAACATTGGGTCCCAAGTTATACCACCTCCGGGATTAACTAGTACTTCAAATTGTTGATGTTGATTATATACCCAATCACCATCATACCCTGGGAGTGGAGTATTAGTATCATTATTCCATAAGTCTGGATTCCCGCCGAAAAACATTTGCATGTCCCATAAAATTTCATGACCATCATTGTTTGAATTACTTGGATTCCATATAGGTTTTTTCCAAAACTCTTCCCAATCGTATTCATCTATTACACCTACTTTTTCTGCTAATTTTGTTGCTTGTTCTTGAATTGCTTCTTTTATTTTAATCTTTTCTAACTGTTTCCTAGCTGATTCTGTTTCTGCTATTCCACTTGCTTTTTTTACTGCTTTTTTAGCCTTTTCCATCTCTTCTGGTGCTTCCACATATTGTTCTAATATTTCCGCAGGTATATCACCGGGAATAAAACCTGCTCTGTCTGCTCCATAACAAGTATCAGGAGAATCTATAAATGCTGCTGCTGGAAAATATTTTTGTTTAAAAAATAACCAACTGGCTATGTCTTGTTCATGGTCTCCTTTAACAACCGTTCCTCTAGGTGTATATATAACAACAACTTGATTTGGGGGAACTTGAAAAACAGGAGCTACATCACGATATTTGTTTCCACAGCCCGGATGTTGGGACATAAAATCTATAGGACCACCGTGCATAGATATAAAACGACCTCCCATAACAGGCTTTCCATGTTCATCAACTTCATCGGGTAAATTATCCATTGCTTCATTATATAATTGTAAATTGGCTGCTGCTCTATCTTGAGGAATAGCCACTCTACTACCAGCAGTTGATAATCTTTTAGAAAATTCTGTTAAAAAGGGGACCGCTTTTGACGAATTTAACCAATTGCCTTGATGTTCTCTTTTAAATCTATCTATAAATTTTTCTTGACCTTTTGTCTCCATTTATATATATATTTAATTATTATTTAAAATTATTTGTATTATCTTTATTATTAGCGAATGATAACATTAAACATTCCTAGCCCTAGAAAGAAAAAATCCAAAAAACCTGCTGCTAAAGAATTGTGGAATAGGGCGAGCCACTCAGTACAGAATGTTAGTCGCTGGAAAAACAGTGAGAGTTCAACAAATTTCTCTCCAACTAACAAAAAGCAAACCTTATCATCCTATCATATTGTATCTGTAAATCGCGAATAAATAATATGAAACATAAAAGAATATAAACTAATGAATAAAATACTACAATAACGTAAGTATCGTTTTCCATTTATAAAATACTTAAATATAGATTTAAATATTTTATGTAAGTATATTAATGGATTATAACAGAATGATGAGTATGTCGATGTTTTTAGAAAAAAGACATACGCCTGAGAAAGAAATACATATACCAAAACCATCTCCTTCAATATGGATACCAAGTCAAAATGTATCACGATGTTATAAGTGTAAAGATAACTTCGGAATATTGAAACGAAAACATCATTGTAGGGTTTGTGGTAGGGTATTTTGTGCTAGTTGTGCGGATAGATGGGGAGTAATACCAAGTTTAGTAAATAGCACAACACCACCATTAAGAGGATTTAGTGTTAGTTCTTGGTTGAGTTATGATGAAAGCCAAAAAAGAATGTGTGAAAAATGTAAACATAGAACTGATTTTATTAATGAATCATCCGGATACATATACGTTTTTTCTAACTTGCCTATTGAATTAAAAGATTTGTATGAACTTCGTCTTGTAAATAAACTGTGGTGTAAATCAGTAAATACAATATTAAGCGCTTATAAGAGCGTACAATACAAGTTACCCATACAAAGATTTTCAAAGATGGAAAGAAGTATATTGTGGAATCATAGAAATGAGTTTGCTAATCACTTTCAACTTATGTCGAAATGTTTATCATGTTATAAATTTGGAGAGAAAAATGATGAAAAACTTGAAAAAACTCTAAAATTATTTGATAAAAAAATAAAAACAAATAAATGCAATGATTTGGCTTGTAGAAGAACGTGTATTCCAAGTCCTAATATTGAAGAAATATTAGAAATGTATAACAATACAGACTTACTTAAAAATATATCAGCTAGAATGTGGCTATCTAGACAATTAAAGATGGTTCATATTTACGAATTAAAATTAATAATGCCGTGGTTGGTGGGTATTTGTATAAAAAATCATAATATAGCATATGAGACTCTGATACCATTATGTGTAAATGAATTACAGTTAGCGTATAGTTTTTATTTTGAATTGAATTTTTATACTTTAGATACATTTCACAAACAACGATTATCAAATATTAAAAAAAAATTTTTAAACGTAATAACTGAAAGATTTAAAAAGGAATTGGAAAAGACCGAGTTATTTATCGAGTTTATCAATGATATAATAAGTTTATCAAGTTCTTTTGAAATATGGAATGAAAAATCAATAAAATGGTTTGCTGTGAATAAATATGTGTTAATGCCGTGGGATGTAAATATCAGGTGTATTGGAATACAAGGAGAAGGCATATCAATATTTAATTCCGCTACAAAACCGTGGAAAATACCATTTATTGTTAAAAAGGGAGGAAAGGATAAAATAATGAATATATTGGTAAAATTTGAAGATGTTCGCAAGGATAAATTAACGATGGTAGTGGCGGAATATTTGAAGAAAATTTGTATGACTTATGTTGATATTGATTTATATAATGTTTTTCCTATAAATACAACTATGGGATGGATTGAAATGGTAGAACAATCAAATACATTATATGATATAAAGTATAAATTCAAAAGTACATTACAAAATTATATTATGGATTTAAATCCAAATTCAACGGTGAATCAAATAAGGGAAAAATTCATTAAGACTTGCGTGTCTTCTTGTGTATTGTGCTATGTATTAGGCGTTGGTGATAGACATATGGAAAATATTTTAGTAACAAGAAAAGGTAAATTATTACACATCGATTTTTCTTATATTTTAGGCGACGATCCAAAGCATTTAAAGGTTGAAATGAAAATTACAGAAGATATGTTACAAATGTTAGGCGGACAAAATAGTAATTCGTTTAAAAAGTTTAAGAAATATTGTAAAGAAGCTTATAAGTTATTGAGACAGCGTAGCTCATTGTGGTATATTTTACTAACTTATTTAGAATTTTCAATTCCATCTATAGATAAATTTAAGTATAATAGTGAAACAATAAGAAATCACGTGATAGAAAGATTGATACCAGGTGAAAGTGATATAGAGGCGTCTATGCAAATTATTGATATAGTAGATCGTTCTTCTTACACAACATGGGGACAAAATCTAAGTGACTGGTCACATACTATAGGAAATTCTATGCGTAATATTAAAACAACAATATTTAACCAAAATACACAATTTAATATGGACTTATAATATATAATGCCTCGTAATAAGAAGGGAGCAGGATTAAACGAACATATTGAAAATTATATTGAAGAAGAGGAAGATTCAAGACCAGATCAAAAGCTTTTAGATAAACACCGTAATAGATATTATAAAGCATATTCTGAAGCTAATGGAATTCCTTTAGAAGTAAAAAAACGTTCTGGTTCTATGTTTAAAAAATCAAAATTTATAATTAATCCAGTTATTGTTGATTCATTTAATAAAAGAGTAGAACAAACCAAGCTTCGTAGAAAAATAGAAGAAGAAGAAAGAAATAGGCGTGAAGAAGAAATTATAAGACGTAATTTAGAAAAAGATAAAATGAAACAAGCAAAACAAAAGTTACTAACTAGAAGTGGTGCTTTTCAAGAAAATGAAACCAAGGGAGATAAAAAAAATGCTTCTCAAAAATTTATGAAGATGAGAAAAACACTTAAAAACCGTGGACCATCAAAGTTACGTAAAACAAGAAAAAATTCCGACAACTTATCTACTAATGCTTTAACTCAAAAAGAAAGAGATAGTATAGTAAGAGAACAAATGTTAAATTCACGTCATTCTAAAATGAATCAAGCTGCTGGTAAAAGAAGAAAGAAACGCCGAAGTAAAAAAAGAAAAACTCGTAGAAAAAG